GCGGTCGTGAAGCTGCGCGAGCTGTGGAAGCCGGTGGCCGTGGCCATCGCGTCCTCGGGGACGCCGGCCGGATCGCTCATCGACGACCTGGTGGCCGCGGGCATCGAGTCGCCCAAGGACAAGGACCACCCACAGCGCGGCGACCTCGCCGTCATGCGAGCCGGCGACATCACCGAGGCGTGCGGCCAGCTGGCCGACGCCATGAACCAGGGCACCGTGCGGCACATCGACCAGGTGCCGCTCACCGCCGCAGTGAACGGGGCCCGTACCCGCCGCAACGGCGACGCCTGGCAGCTGGACCGTACGGCCTCGCAGGTCGACATCAGCCCGCTGTGCGCAGCCACCTTCGCCCGCTGGGCGCTGCTCATCCGGGGCCCGCAGGTTGAAGAGGACTACGACGTGAGCGACTCGTTCCTATAGGGAGGCACGTATGGGCGCCTGGTCAAAGGTGCGGCGCGTCTTCACCCGGGACGCGAACATCACCACCGCCGAGGACATGCTCGCCCTGGCGCGTGAGCAGCGAACCGGCGGGCAGGGCGTACACGTCACCAACGAGACGGCGCTCCGGCACTCGGCAGTGTGGGCGTGCCTGCGGCTACGCGCCGACCTGGTGTCCACGTTCCCGATCGACGTGTACCGCAAGGTGCAGGGCATCCAGGTGGAGGTCGCCAAACCTCCCGTCCTGGTCACCCCCGGCGGCGCCGAGGTCGGCGTCAAAGAGTGGATGTACTCCACCGAGTTCGATCTGGATCGGGGCGGCAACTGCTTCGGTGTCATCACCGAACGCACCGGCGTGATCGGCCCGGACGGGCGCGGCTTGCCCGGACGCATCGACCTGGTGGAACTCGGCGACGTCACCGTCCGCGGCAAGGGATCGCAGATCACGAAGTTCCGGATCGGCGGTACCGAGTACGACCCGTGGGACGTGTGGCACGAGAAGCAGTACACGGTCGCAGGGATCCCGCTCGGGCTGTCGCCCATCTGGTACGCAGCGTGGACGATCGAAGAGTCCCTGAACGCGCAGCAGTTCGCCCGCGACTGGTTCGCCGGCGGGGCCGTCCCGTCGGGCACGCTGAAGAACACCAACAAGCAGATCGACAAGCGGCAGGCCCGGGAGGTACGGGACGCGTTCCGTGCGGCCGTCTCCAACGGCGACTTGTTCGTCCACGGCGTCGACTGGGAGTACAGCCCCGTCCAGGCGGTGGCCGCACAGTCGCAGTTCATCGAGGCCCGCCAGTACGGCGTGTCCGACATCGCCCGCTTCTTCGGTTGCCCCGGCGACCTGATCGACGCCGCCGTGTCCGGCAGCAGCGTCACCTACGCCAACATCACCCAGCGCAACCTCCAGTTCCTCATCATGAACCTGGGCCCGGCTGTGGCCCGCCGGGAGGACGCGTTCAGCCGCAAGCTGGTGTCGGGCCCGCGCTACGTGAAGCTGAACACGGACGCGCTGCTGCGCATGGACCCCGAGTCCCGCGCCCGCACGATCGGCCTGCGCATCACCAACCGGACGCTCACCCCGTCCGAGGCTCGCGCCCTCGAGGACCTGCCGCCGCTGACCGAGGGCGACTACGCCGAGTTCGACCGGCTGTTCGGCTCGCGCACCGCCACCACGCCCACCCCGACCGCCGTACCGGGAGCTACGTCATGACTGCATCCACGCTCGCCGCCGCTGCGGCGGAACGCGCCCAGAACGTGAGGCAGCGCGCCGACCGTCCGTCACAGCGACGCTGCGCCGAGCAGGCGGGATCGCGCGCCACCGTGCGCGCGGCCCTGTCCGGCGTCCAGGTCCGTGAGGCAGGCGAGGGCGGAACGCTGGAGTTCATCGGCCATGCCTCGGTGTACGAGCAGGCCTACGAGATGTACGACATGTTCGGCCCGTACACCGAGGTCGTGTCGCAGGGCGCCGGCGCCGACTCCCTGGTGCGCTCCGACCTGGACGTCCCGCTGGTGCTCGGGCACGACCAGCTGCGCCGTCTCGCCCGCACGACGACCGGCAGCCTGTTCCTCACTGAGGACGCCCAGGGCCTGCACGTCCACGCGCCCGCCCTGGACCCCGCGGACCACGACGTCGCCTACATCGCGCCCAAGCTGAAGGCCGGGCTGATCGATGAAATGTCGTTCGCGTTCCGCATCGAGGCGGGCCAGTGGTCCCCGGACTACACCGAGTACCGCATCACGAAGTACGACATCCACCGCGGCGACGTCGCCATCGTCGGCTACGGCGCCAACCCCCACACGGTCGGCAGTCTGCGCAAGCCCGCGGCCGCGCCGAACAGCCGGGCCCGCGCGCTCCTTGAGCTGGCCATCGCCCGCTGACCCACCGTCTTCCCCCGCCAACCGACGGGGGGTTTTGCCCTGCGCTCTGCGCGCACGAGCCCACCCGGCGCACTGCCTCGGGTGGCCGTCTGACCTGGACACGGGGCGTCTGGAATCCATCGACACAGGAGGCACGAGCCATGACGCTCGCCGACCTGATCGCCCAGGCGCGCACCGCGCTGGACACGGCGATCACCACCCGACAGACGGAGCAGGACGCCCTGGTGGCGCTGCGCTCCGACGACAACCTGACCGAGGACGCCGTGCGCGACCAGGTCACCCGGCGCGACGCGGCGGACGCCGAGGTCACCCGGCGCCAGGCGGCGCTCGCCGAACTGGAGGCCGAGCAGGCCCGCGAGGACGAGATCGCCCAGCTTCAGGCGCGCACCACCCCGGCCGCCAACCGGGCCCCGGCATACGACCGGGTCGCCCGCGTCGCTGCCGAGGAGCGCACCTACCGGCCGGACCAGGACCGGCGCGGCGCGGCGTTCGAGCGCGACGTCGCGGCCGCGTTCCTCGGCGACTACGAGGCGCAGGGGCGGCTGGCCCGCCACATGCAGGAAGAGCGTGTCGAGCGCGGCTCGCGGCTGCGCCCCGACGACCAGCAGCGTGCCGCGGGCACGGGCGCCTTCTCCGGCCTGGTGGTCCCGCAGTACCTGACCGACATGTACGCCCCGGCGGCCGCCGCCATGCGACCGTTTGCGGACGTCTGCCGCCCGCACGTCCTGCCCGCGCAGGGCATGACGGTGAACATCTCCCGCATCACCACGTCGTCCTCCGTGGACACCCAGTCGGCGGAGAACGCGGCCGTGGCCGAGCAGGACATGGACGACACGCTGCTGTCCCCGGCCGTGAAGACGGCGGCCGGCCAGCAGACGCTGTCCCGCCAGTCCATCGAGCGCGGCGCCGGTGTGGAGGCGGTCGTCCTGGACGACCTGTTCCGCCGCTACCACACCAACCTGGACAACAAGCTGCTCAACGAGGCCACCACGGGCATGACCAATGTGGCCACCGCCGTCGCCTACACCGACGGCACCCCGACCGCAGCCGAGGCCTACCCGAAGATCATCGAGGGTCTGGCCGGTGTCGAGGCGGCGCTGCTCGACATGGCGTCCGGCGACAACATCGCGGTCATGCACTCGCGGCGCTGGTACTGGCTCCAGAACGCGATGGGTTCCACGTGGCCGCTCATCACCCAGCCGGGCACCATCGCCCAGACCCTCGGCGCCAACTACGCCGAGGCGTACGGGCGCGGCGTGCGCGGCCTGCTGCCGAACGGCACCCCGGTCATCGTCGACAACAACATCGCGACGAACCTCGGCGCCGGCACCAACGAGGACGAGATCTACCTGGCGGACCGGCAGGAGTGCCACCTCTGGGAGGACCCGGACGCCCCGATGTACATCCGGGCGGAGCAGGCCAAGGCCGCCAACCTCGGCGTGCTGATGGTCGTGTACGGCTACTACGCCTACACGTTCACCCGGTACGCGCACGCCCGCAAGGTCGGCGGTACCGGCCTGGTCACGCCGACGTTCACCGGCGTCTGATCCCTTCTCCGCGCGGGTCCGCCCACCGTCCCGGGCGGGCCCGCGCGGGCCACCCCCAGCAACCGGGAGCGAAGCAATGCAGGACGCACCCCAGACCGAGGACCCGATGGTCGCCGCGCTGCTGCGCGAGCGCGAGGGCTACGTCGGGCGCGGCATGGACGACCGGGTCGCCCAGGTCGACGAACAGCTGAAGCTGCGCGGCCACACACCGCCGGCCAACGACAACGCACCGGCCAAGCCCGCGTCCAGGTCGACTCCGCCCAAGGCCCGCCGGGCACGGAGCACGGAGACCACCTGAGATGGCCAACGAGTACGCCACCCGTGATGAGCTCAAGGGACAGCTGAGCATTCCGCTGGACGACGCCACCAAGGACGACCGGCTGGACAAGGCGCTCAAGTCCGCGTCGCGCAGCATCGACAGGACGACCGGCCGCCGCTTCTGGCTGGACGCCACCGCCCAGACGCGCACCTACCGGCTGGCCGACCGGATCGTCTGCGAGCCTGACGGTGACGTACTCCTGGTCGACGACATCGGCGCCACCGTCGGCATGGTGGTGGAGACCGGATCCGGGTCCTCGTTCACGGCCGTCACCGGCTACGAGACGACCCCCGACAACGCCCTGGCCGACGGCTACGCCGTCACTGGCCTGCTCCGTGTGAACGGCACGTGGGGCACCGCCACCACCCGCGTGCGGGTCACCGCCAAGTTCGGCTGGCCGACCGTTCCCGACGACATCGTCCAGGCCTGCCTCATCCAGGCGTCCCGCCTGTTCAAGCGCGCCGACTCACCCGAGGGCGTCATGGGGTCGTCGGAGTGGGGCGTGGTCCGGCTGTCCCGCCGGGACCCGGACGTGTGGGCGCTCATCGAGCCGTACACCCTGCCTGGATTCGGATAGGAGACGTCGTGCAGATCACCCCTATCCGGGATGCCATCGCGGCTGCGGCCAGCGTGGTTGTCCTGCCCGCCGGGGTCGGCAAGCTCAAGTGCACTGGCTACGTCCCAGAC